GCTCGACATCACGAGGACGTCGCCGCCGATGTCGGTGGTTAGCCTGCGACCCACAGGAACGCCACCCACGTACCAGACGCCCTGAAGTGCGAACGTCGCGGCGCTGGCGGGGTCGGTGCCCTGGTAGATGACGAGGTCGCCGCCCCCAGAAACGGCCACGAGGGAGTCGTCCATGCCTGTCCCGCCGTCGTAACTCCAGTTGGCGAGGCATCGGAGATCGCCGCCGTACTTGAAGCGGTTGCCGAAGGTGAACGAGGTGGCAGCGCCCGTGACCGCGCCGATCCCGAGATACCAGGCACGCCCGGAGTCTCCTTCCACGAACCAGAGCCGATTCTTCCAGGCGAGGACGAACACGAGCGTCGCAGGGTCAACGCCGGTGACAGGGTTTCCCCCGAGGCCGCCCTGCGTCCACGTCGCGGTGCTCTCCGTGTAGACGTAGTACCCGTTGGCCTCGTCGCAGTAGCAGAGGAAGTGCCCTGCGGCCGTGACCATCACCGTCGACGCGCCGTAGCCCGAATCCGCGTTCTGAACGCCAAACGTGACCACCTGGGTCGGCGTGGCCGAGCTCGCCGAGACGTCCCAGATCCCGGACGTCGTCGCGGCAAACAGGCGATTGTTGGACCCGCTCTTGGTCGAGCCGGTGAACGGGAGCAGCGACCGGACCTGCTCCCCATTCAGCCCCGTACACCACTCCCGCCACCCCAGCCGAGGACGAAGGCCGTACTCGGCTCCGATCACGTTCCACGCGTAGATGCAATCCGACTTCGGCATCTCCACGCCAGGAGAGACCGTGTTGATCCCGCCGATCGGCGCCGGGATGTGCCCGAGGTTCAGTCGCGAGCGCTGGCCTTTGAGCGCAAGCGGCATCAGGACACGCCCCCGTATCCGGTAACCGGTAGGTTATTCGTGTCCAGCAGGCGATCAGCTCCGAGCCCGGATCCGGCGAGGTTCACGAGGCGCGCGCCGGTGAAGCGCTCGATCGCATGGGCGAGCTTCTCGTCAAAGCGACGCTGGAGAATCGACGTCTCCATCGCGTGCGACTCGGACCAGAGTAGCTTGATCCCCGCGATGATCATCGAGGGGTCGTAGCAGACGTAGTCGGACGCCTGGAGGATCGAGTCTTGATCTGGTCCGGAACCAGCCGCCGCCGATTGCACCCAATTCGAAGACAGGTACTCGAAGATGATGGTCTGGCCGTTTTGCGGCGGGATCGGGAAGTAGATAGTGTTCCCGCCGAGCAGACGGAACGCCACGTTGATGAGGACGGTCCCGAGACGCGCCTTCAGGAACTGGGTTTCCTGCGAGGTGAGCGGCCCGATGAGCGGGATCCGCATCGAGCGGTTCCAGCCCGACTGATCGAACATCTCGTGGAAGTCGGAGGGAAGCGTATAGTAGAGCGCCGATCCCGACGTCGTGATCGTGCACTCCTTCACGAATTGCGGCCAGTTGTACTTATTGTTGAGGTCGTCCCCGAGGAAGTTCACGAAGCCAATGAGCTGCTGGATGTTGGGATCGGACGATGCGAACGGGTCGGTCAGGCTCGCCAGCGGACCCTGAACCAAGGCCAGCTCGAGCGCTGCCTGATTGACCACGTACTGCGCAGTCTTGTACCCGATGACGCTGTTCTGACCGACGCTCGCGACGCCCGAGCCCGTCGACGTCGTGCCGGAGATGACGTCGGATAGCTCGATCCCGTTCAGTACGACCTTGACCTGAACTGACTGAGCGGGGGCGATGCTCCAGTCGTAGTCGAAGTAATAGATGCCGCTACCGACCTCGACGATGGCGGGTGGAGTCAGGTTGGCGAGGGTGTCGAGACGCTTGAAGACGTCAAACGTCGGAGCGCCACCCGCGTTCACCTCGCCAAAGTCGATTGTGTATCTCACTTGGGCGTGACCTCAACTTCGTTCTTGGGCTTGTTCTTGGAGCCAAGTGGACGGCCGCGGCGCTTCGGAGGCGCTTCGGTCTGCTGCGGAGCAGCCGGCGCCGACACCTTGGCGGCGAGCTGCGCCACCGTCGCCTTGAGCGCTTCCATCTCGGCGGAGGTCCCTGGTGCGGCGGGGCCCTGCTGGAGCTCCGTCGCCTGCTTCGCGAGCATCGCCTCAAGCGTCGACAGGCGAGCCTTGAGCGCCTCGTTTTCGTTCCGGAGCGCCACGATCGGCGCGTTTTTCTTTTCCGTCTCTGCCCAATCCTTCGCCTTCTGGCGTAGCGACACCCATCCCGGACCGAGTCGCTGAGCGTTCCCGTCCGCAACGGCTGCGAGCTGCTGGACCGTGTAGATCCCGAGGAACCGAGCCTCTGCAATCTGCGCCTTCGAAATCGGCGGCCATTCGGTGAGCGGCGTTCCCTCGGCGGCGTGATCGGTCTGGCCGCGCTTCCAGTGTTCGTAGCGACGCGCGAACCGCGCCTTGATGTCGTCATCCACGACGCTGCGCCGGATGTCGATGTCGCCAGGGATGCGGATCTCGACCATTTCGACGTTCTTGAAGATCCGCCGGCCCGCCTTCTTCGATGCTTCCTCGTCCTCCTGTGCTTCGACCTCGAACGTCACGGCGAGCCCGTCGTCGACGGATTGCGGCTGCTGCTGCCCGATCTTCGCGTACGCCAGGTCCGTGAAGGCGCTATCGTCCATCGTGCATCTCCGTTCCCGGGTTCCTGGGTTATCGGGGATCCCCACTTCACCCAGGATGGAAGTGGGGATCCCCTCACGCCTCCGGGAAGGCGTTAGGTCGTGTTGTAGGGCGTGCCCGGGAAGCTCGGGAAGTTGAGCGCCACGGTCACCGACCCGGTGTTGGCCGTGTCCGTGCCCCAGCAGACCACCGAGATGTTCGACAGGCGATAGCCCGTCGCGCCCGCGGTGTTGTGCATGCGACCGAGGGTCGAGCCGAGGAAGAGATCATTCCCCGCCGCCGTGGTCGTGTTGGACACGCGAGCGTAGTCCGCGACGCCTGCCACCTGCACCCACCCGTACACGTTCGTGTTCGAGAGGGCCGCGCCGACGAGGCCGACGTTGAACTTGCTGCCCGTGTGTGCGGTGCCGGCCTGGCACACCTGATAGGGATCGCCGCTGGAGGCGGTCCAGGGCAGCGAGCTGATGGAACCGGTCGTGGCGGTCGCCAGGTACGTGCCCGTGACCCCGGGAACGAACCTGACGATCTCGCCCTGTGCCGCCGCCGTCGAGACGGTGTGGCCGCGGACATACTGGAACACGCCGAACCCGCCAGTGAGATCCTGCGCGGTGGCGAGGATTCCCATCGGGAGGTTCTGGACGGTCGCGGAATCGCTCCAAGCCTGGAGACCAACCCAGGCCGGATCGATGAATTTGAACTGTGCCATTGTCTCTTTCCTTTCCGTTAGGTCGTGGTCGCGATGGAGCGGCCCTGGAACTGGGCGCCGGAGCAGGTGAGGTTGCCGGCCCACGCGAGGATCTGGACCTCGGCGTCCTGGTTCACGCTGTAGCGCCGATTGGGCGACAGGCTGACCATGTTGCGGTCCTTGTGCGGCCTCCAGTGCAGGTACTTGCTGTTGAGGAAGAACGCCGTCTTGGTCGTCGCGCCGGACCCGAGACCGACGCCGGAGGTCGGATCGAGAAAGACGTCCGCGTCGATGAACTTGATCGACGGGAAGCCCAGCTTCGCCTGGTTGGGATCCGTGAACCGCTGGATCGCCTGAAGGCTGGCGAGGTAGTCCGCCCAGTAGAGCTGATCCATGATGATGAGGTCGGGGCGGTCGCTGCCGCGGACCTGGGTCGCCCACTGCGCGTTCATCACCGTCTGCACCTTCGTCGCCGACGAGATGTCCACGCCGGTCGTGACGCTCGAGCGCCAGAACGGCCACGTTGTGCGGCTGATGCCGCCGTAGGTGTCGGTCTGGGACGCCTTGGCGGTGAGCGGGAGCGTCGCGAGGAGGCCGGTGATCGCCTTGCCGCCGGACCCCGTGCCGTCGCTGTACAGCGAAGCGTTGATGTCGTTCGCCATCGTGGCCTCGGCCACCTCAAGGCGAGCCTCGACGAGGTCGATGAGCCGCTCGCGGCCCGAGTTCTGGAGCATCTCGAGACCCGAGACGATGACCGGGACGGCGTACTGCTTGATGTTGTACTGAGCGGCGCTGATCACGTCCGCCGGAGAGACCGGCAGGAGATCATAGCCGGAGTAGAACCCACCGTTCGAGTTCTGCGCGAACGAGAGCTCCTGGAGGATCGTGATG